GTACCTCGCCAGTAGTAAAGGTCTTAAAACCTAATCCAGCTGCCATAGTCCTTGCTCCTTAATAACTTAATACGCCGCTGTCAAGCAAGCCGTATATGGTTGAGTCTAATATAAAGCCGTCAATAATTGGCTCTAAAGTGGTAAGTGTTGTTTTCCAGCTATTAGGCGTAATGCTCTGAGCAACGCCGAACACCTGCAAAGTCTTAGTTAAGGTTGAGCCCCCAGGTTGGTTAGTTGTAATGGTTACCGGGTCAAAGTAATCTAGGTCTAGCGCTGCGATAATGCCCGTATTGTAATTATCGGTATAGAGGTCTAACTGAATAGCATCGCATCTAATACTTGTCTCAGCTCTAGATGCTACGTATGCCTGGGCGTAATCCAGGGCTACTGCATCGGTTTCCATAAGTAAGTTTTGTTGATTGTAGCTATGCACAAAATACTTATCTATGCTGGGCTGATTTATGGCTACTTGGGCTGTGCCACCTGTGCGGGTGATGCTAGCTGAGTTGTAAACTAGGGTATCGTCAAGGCGCCACACCGCATTAAAGTAGCTAATATCTGTGCCATTATCGTTAAATACCACAGGCGCAAGGCCAGTACTGCCAGCCGTAACGTCTCTATCTTGAAAGACAAACGAGCCAGCGGCATCTACATACAAGGCCCCGTACTCGCTAATCTCTACGGTTTGCATAGCTGCAAGGCTCGTGCGGGCTGTGCCTGGGTCTGCCTGCATTGTGGTTAGCCCTGCATCTACGTCACGCATAGAGGCAGGCCAGTCAATAGCATCTAGTAAATTATTTATTCTTGCACCGCTGAGCTGACCCGCCGAGGTGCCCGCTACAGTACTTACCTGTGCATTTTGAGCGAGCCTAAAAGCATCTACAGCTGTAATAGTGGTATAAACCACATCATTAGCATTTTTAGGTGTGGTAGTTGTATAGCTAGTAATAAAACCAGCAAAGATAGGGTAAGTAGTTGCTCCATATGTAGCCGTAATCTGTACTTTACGCATAGGCGTTAATAAGTTGTAGTACGGGCCAGCTGGGTTTTGTGGGTTAAAATCGCCGTTTTGGTCAACGATACGCATAGTTAGCGTACCTGTTTGGAATTGGTCAGCCTGAGGATTACGCCCGCGCTTTGTCTCAATACTATCTACTACGTTTGAGACGTCCACAATAACGCTAGCTGCATCTGCCAAAATATTGGTACCTAATATGCCGCTATCTAAAATCATAGCCTGAGCAAAGCTAGGCCCAGTACTAAAGTTAATAACGGCGTTAATTACGGGTACGGTCATATTGCCCCAGCAAAGTTAAGGTTATTGCCAAACCTATTGTTTTCTTGTACTGCCGTTTGTACTACTTCAATAAGGCCGCTTGTCTTGTCTATAATTTCTACGGTTACGGTTGAGCCTGAGCCATAGCCCGCGCCCCTGTTCATATCGGCGCTATAGCCGCCAAAATCTCCTAATTTTCTCTGAAACTCAATAAGTGATAAATAGGCAGCGTAGTTTTCTTGCTCTTGTAATATAGCAAAAGCAGTAGCGCGCTCGGTTGCAGCATCGGCATACTCTATAACTGCATCTATAGAGGTATTAGGGTCAAAAACTACAGGTGCTACATAATCGCCTTCAGGTATGCCTGATTTTGCTCTAGTGCTAGGTGTTGCCCCTGCTTGTGCCAAAAGTCTTAGCATCTCGCGTATCTTGTCTAAAGCCATATTTAGGTTTTCTTGGTCTATAAGCTCTTTAGGTTTGAGACTATCCAAAACTGTCTTAATACCTAACAAGGTAAAGTTTTGGCTTTGCAAGGTACCTAAGATTTTTAAGTCCTCATTAAGTTGTTTGGTAGCGCGTTCAATACGAGCTACATCTTTAGAGGCTATTGCATCTTCAAGCTCATTTATAGATTGCTTAACCTTCAGGCGCTGTATATCGTTGGCAATAGATAGTACTTGAGCAGCGCTCTCAGCTTTGCCTAAAGCCTCAGCCTGGCCAATTAGAGCTGCGTTAATTTGGATTTTATCCATATCAAAAACGTCTGCACCCTTACCTAAAGCTAACTGGCCTGCAGCTATTGCTTTGTCTAATTTAGCCTGTTCTTTCTTGGCTTTTGTAGTTGCTAAAGCCGCTGCCGCTTGAGTCTTAGCTAGCTTGGCAAGCTCTTTATTACGCTTGATTGCCTCTAGCTCGGCTTTCTTTCGAGCTGCAGCATCTGCTACGCCGGTAGCTTGATTAGCTAAAGTCATAGGCTGACTAAAAGGCTGTGGCCCCTTAATCTCTTTCAGTAATTCAGCTGCTCGTTGTGGGCTAAATCTGCCTAATACGTTGCCAACTAAACCAAAAGCGCCTTTAACTATGCCTGCCCCTGGGATAGTTGCTATCTGCTCTTTGAGATAAACAACGCTATCTATAAAGTTAGCTAAAGATTTAGCCGCATTTTCTATATCTGTGCCTAAGTTTGTTATACCGTCATTACCACCCACAGAGGTAATTGCATTAACTAAACTTTCTCCAATAATTTCTTTAGCTTTATTAGCCGTCTCACTTAGTATTGCTAATTGGCCAGTATATGTAGCAGCCGCTGCCGTTGCTGCACCTGCAAAATTATTATTTAACTTAGTCTGCAACTCATTAAAACTCATAGCAGCTAACTCAGCTGTGGTCAGCCCAATATCATATTTTTTAAGAGCTTTAGTATTACCTATATATGCTTGAGATAAATCTTGCGCGACTTCTGTGACATCAACTGAATTAGCAGCTGCCACATCTAAAGCTGTGTTAAAAATCTCTATAGATTTAGCAGTCGAACCTGTAACTGTTAACAGAGACTGGAAAGCTGGAGTAGCTTGGCCGCCAGTTACTCCATAAAGTTTGCCTATTTTGTTTATATATTGGTCTATGTTTTGTTGGTCAAAAGCCAGCCCTAGATTTTTTACAGTATTAGCTAGTGTTGCAGCCTCTTTTTGGGCACCGGTAAAAGAGTTAACAGCTGATTTACCAAAAGATACAAAAGCGGCAGCGCTAAGGCTTACACCTAATACGCGGCCTAAACTCTTTACGCTACCCGTGAGTTTTTTGGTAGCTTTGTCAGCATCTAGAAAAGCTTTTTTACCTAAGAATTGACTGGCTATATTTACTACTAAATCGGTAGCCATTAGGCAGCTCTCCTTGTATGCTCATAAAACATTTTTGAGGCATTTTCTAGCGCCTTAATAACAGCTGCATTAGCTCGGCCGTTATCCTCAGCCCAGGCTCTAAATATTAAACGACCAGTTTGCTTGCGCCCTGGGCTACCTACTAAACCTTTAGGGCGAGCGTTGACTAGCTGGCCTGTACTGTTGAGGTTATCTATAAACTGTTTGCCAGCGTTAGGGTTAAGTGAATTGTTATAACCTTTACGCTCAGAGTTATCCTTTTCTTGATAATACCTGATAGTAAAATCTCCTGGGCCGTCTCCTGTGCGATAAACAACACTTGCAGGTTTATAGTTTGGTTGACCCTGTGCATTTTTACGGCCTGCTGTTTCATAGATTGCACCGCCTGCAGACTTGTTAATAATGCGAGCTAAAGCTACAAAGCCGTTTTTATTAGGCTTAGATGGTGAGGTTGAATAAGTAATGCCAGCCTTAGCTTGCATAGAATTAAACTTAGGAAATGGACGGTAAACCAGGTTATCGGCACCGGATGAGGTTTTAGACCAGCCCGATAACACCTGCCCGTCATTAGGCACGTAACCTCTAGCTACTGTTGTAACAGTTTTTAGAGCTGCCGCCATCTGTGACTGAGTTTCTTTAGATAGGTCAGGAGCAAAACGTTTAAGGGCTACGCGGAGCTGTACGGCCCCTTCTAGCTCTACTGGCATTTTGTTGCTCCTTAGCTCTATCGTTTATAACCTTTAACATATTCTTAAACATATACGTATCTAGGTCTAGTAAATACTGGGGCGGGATTCCTGTTTCAACGGCTAGTTGTGCGACCAAATAACCAAAAGAACCCCGACCCACTATTGCGAAGGGTCATCATCTAACACTTCAACCTTAACTAAAGTGTCCAAAAACTCTGCCCCAAACATCGGTACAGTTTGCCCGCTTGTGCGTAAACACTCCCAGGCCAACCAGTAAACATCTGTTTGGCGCTCTAAATCTCTAAAAACCTTATGAAACCCAGCTTTTGCATATAACTCAAAGGCCCACTCAATTTTTGGCGTTATCTGATGCTCAGATACGCTGCCGTCTGCCCTTGTTATTTTAAGTTTTGCCATTGTGTTAGCCCCTTTGCTTAGTCGGTTATGGAGTTACATCTACAACGATTACGCTGTTGCAGGTGAAGGTAATGGATTGGGTAGAGATGTCTGCTACTCCGCCGTTAATATCTGTAGTGTTATTAACTAAAATAGTAGTTTGATACTCAGGGTTAGCAGCTGATACTGCAGCGCTTGTTTGCTTCATTGTAAGTGGCACAGTTGTACCCCAGGCAGCTTGCAAAGTCTGTAGTACTTCGCTTGTAGCAGTATCGTTAAGAAAGTCTAGAGTGATAGTGCTGGCTTCTAGACCTTTAACAAACTTATGTGCGCTATCGCCCATAGCTGTTACCTCAAGCTCGTCAAAAGTACGGTTGATAGTTGCACTTGTTACGTGGTCAGATAAGTCAACACTATTTAGCGTGACCACTACCCCGTTAGATAAAAATATAGCCATCGCTTATGCCTCGTCCTTTTCTGTCGTTGTTTCTGTAATTGGTTTTG